ATTAGCACTTATACCTTGAGTTGTCAGATTAGCACTAATATTTTGAGTTGTTAATAGCACTTTAAAGTTTGTTAGTGTTACACCACCAAAAGCAACAATTGGCTGAGCAATATCAGTTTCAACAACCTGCCCGACCTCAATAGTTACTGCACCAGTAATCAGTGTAACAGCCTGAGCAATATTTGTTTCAATTACCTGAAGTACTGCAATAGAAATGCCTTGCAATGCTGTCACAGACTGAGCAATATTTACTTCACTCACTTGATTAACGGATATTGAAACGCCGCCTACATCGACAGTAATAGCCTGTGCTGTGTCATTCTCAACGACTTGATTAACCGCTATATTATTACCCTGAATAACTGTAACAGGCTGAGCCGTGTTATTTTCTACAACTTGGTCAACAGGTACATCAAGATTGCCAGCTAAGGCAGTTACTGATTGAGCAGTGTTTGTTTCAACTACCTGACCAACTTCTATAACTAAAGCGTTTAACGGTGTAATAGGTTGTGCTATGTCGGTTTCAGTGACTTGACCAACTAGAATAGAAACAGCGCCAATACCGGCAACGATGGCTTGGGCTATGTTTGTCTCAACAACTTGCGTGACTGGTATTACATCCCCTGCTACTTCTACTGCTAGTTCAGAACCAACACCCCCTATGGTTCGAAAAGTAAACTCGCTACCCTCTACGGTGTGTGTCGTATCTTCTGAGTCCTTAAACATCACCGCAATTTTACGAGTAGCAGTCGCATCAACAATCTGAATTGCCTCTGTCCACCCTGATTGAGGAGTAAATATATTTGCATTAGTACCGACATTTACAGTTAATGATAAGTTGTTGCTATCTGCAAACGCATTTAATGTCGGTATGGCAAGTGGACTAACAGGGTCATATTTCTCTTCAGGTACATTTTGAATGTATATATCTTCTACTGTTCCTGAAGTATCAAGGCCTGCAATTTGTAAAACTGATGCGGAAAATGTAGTGCTGCCCATTGTTATTGCTAGGGTATCACTGCCGGGACTTGGGCCTACTATACCTGCCCATCTGTGTCTATCAAGAACCCCACTAAAAACATATATCTCAACGAAGGTGACTCCCCATCCTGTAACGGTTGATAAGGACGTAGCAACATTGGCATTTACGTCAAATTGTATTACATCACCCTCATTAGGGGTGAATGTATCTCCAACCGACGCACTAGTTAAGTACTCTCCTTCTCCACCGCCTCTTGCTGTTATCGTAACCATTTTACCACCAAGGGTCAGCTTTAGAAGGCACTGCAAACATAGGAGAGTTTATTTTTTCTATTGACCTATATAAATCAATATCAGGCGCATACTTAATTTTTAATTCTTCAGCCCTGTAGTTAGTTGTCATTTGCTGTCTTGAACTATTTTCATTCTGTAAGTGAAATTCAAAGAAGTGATTAAATACATTAGATATGTCATCAAGTCTAAAATACCTATTTGGAGTATCGCCTAACAATAAAGTCTGCGGATGCCAATGCACATTATCAAACAATAGAAGATGGTCAATATAACCTTCATAATTTGGACTACCATCTCCATTATGAGTAACCGATTTAGGAACCTCATCTTGTCTACCGTTTTTATTCTTACTATTTAATTTGTAATAATGGTAGAAGCCAGAAAACAGCTTCCTTTGAGGATGTCTAATGATAGCTATGCGTTTTGAAATTGTTAATATCTCTGAATTAGTAAAGTTTTTTCTTGAATCTAGAGCATCTCTTAATGAAGTAGAGCCACATTTCGGAATTGCACTAAACGCAACATCTTCATCATATCGCTTACTGTAGCCCTTTATCCATATTTCTTTTCTTAATGGCATTATGACACCGCTTGATATAGTAATGGAATGTGTCTGGATTTTTCCTGCAATGAAGCTAAGAATGCCTGTGCTAATGCCTCTTGGGGTGTCGTTACAATGCAGGTTCGTTGCCATCCACAGTGCTCACCTTCAGAATAACTAACAGAGCATTCATAATTACCCATTGTAAAATTATTGGTATGTTTTACAACAGCTCTTATTAAAGCGTCCAAGTTAGTGGAGTAGTGTTTAGCAGTGGATTTTAACTTCTCTTCTGTGAACTGAGGATTCAATAATTTATGAATCTCTTTATCCAACTCCGACTCTAACTGCTCTTCAATATTTTTGCTTTTTGAGCTTAATTCAACAAACAGAATTAAAACAGGGAAAAATACTATAGCTAACCACATCATTATCGTTCTCCTTAATTAATTGTTTTGCTTACAATATTAGATAACTCACCCTCAACATCCAATTCATTAACCGCTACAACAGCGAAATAATATGTATTGGGATCTAAATCTTTTATCGTTATACTCGATCCACTTGCATTAACCACAGTTGTCATACTATCTTCACTTACCCCATAATAAACCTTGAATCCTGCTAGATCAGTTAGAGGTAAATTATCAGTGTTTTGTGTGGGAGCCATCCAGCTTAGTACCACTTGATTGCTATCTACTATAATCCCTGTAACTTTAATGTCCTCATACCAAGCAGGAATTAACTTTATAACTTTTGATGGATTTGCCATAACAGCTTGTGTGTGCGCAAAGGTGGCTTTTCGATAAGTTGAATAATTCTCAGACTGTATTACACCGTCAATCTCAATCTTGAAATACCCATGCCTTACGGGTGCTGAAAATTCAACCGCGAGTAATGTAAATGTTAATAGCAGTAACAAAAGCAACAATAAGTATTTCACTTTACTGTGCTCTGAATGTACCGTTAACACCAATCTGCATGGTATCTGGCCTGTTGTTGATTTCATGGTGTGCTATTCGATGGCAATTAGCACAAAGAACTGAGCATTTATCCATCTCAGCTTTAACTGTTTCCATAGCCCTACGTTTTAACATTTGACTCACCGCCATATCTTTATTAGTCGAATTTCTATGGTGAAGATCCAAAACTCTAGGATCTGTTATTCCGCAATCTTCACAACCAAGCTCAGCCTTATACGCATTAACCATAACGTACATTTTGGATAGGGCTTTTGCCGCCCTCGCCTTTGCTTTTTCTGGATTTCTTTTTCTGTATCTTGCCATCCTTTCGGCAGGGGTTAATGGCTTGTCTCCAATGAGCTTCAAGCCTCTTAACCCAACCATCCTTAGATGGCAAACTCTACAACGTTTCGACTCTTTCATAATTTGCGTTTCACAATCAGAGCAAGAGCCTGTCATTTTACTGCGCACGGAAAATACCATTGACGCCTATTGACATGGTTATGTCCCCGCCGTTAGGCGTAACCACAAAATCATTCCATATCCATGGAACAATGTCAGAATCAGCACCACCTGTGGAATCAGCATCATAGGCTGTTAACATATCTGTCCAAGAATCACCCGCCTCAATAGCGGTAAATACTTGGTCTGGTATATCTAAATCAACTCTATCATTTGTATCATCAGGCGCAAATGCAACAATATCAGAATCATCTAATATTTTTCTTGCGTAGTTAGTGTTGGTCACTTCGGCTGTATTTCCATCAGCTTCAATTGCAGCAAGCGTATCTAAATCCTTAATGACCGAATCAGCAGAAGAGGTATTAAAAGCAGCTATCACAAAAACAGAATTTGCAGGGTCATTGGTATCAATATTAATGTACCACTGAGTGCCGCGCCCTAGTGCTATGTTAGGAATTATATCTCCCATCGCCTTAACCCTCCACTTGAGTAGCGTAGAAATCGTTGTACAGATAACCTGAAGGATTAAATTTAGGGTCTGGTGATTTCTTTCCGCTGTGTTCTGCCTTGATGTGTTTTCTTACACCTAAGCCGGTTCTATCACTTTCAATCTTTTGGTTACAATGCAAACATTCATAACCTGGGACATCAGTTATTTTAAACTTCACATCCTTCCCAGTTAAAGAGTCATGTATAATAATGTTAGTTCCGTCCATTGTTAGCCAGACTTCTTTTATGCCTCGTTTCACTATTTTAGGCGTGAGTTTCTGCAAGCCGTTTTTAGGTAATCGGTTAATCTGTACACCATTACAAACAGGAGCAAAACGCCCTTCTGAATCCATTGGGTAAAGTACAGCGCCGTTACCGTCTTTTTTGTATAATCGTTTAAGTTCCATTATTTGATCCTCTATTTTTTAAAGAAATTAGCGATAATACCCGCTATAGGTGCTACCCCTGTTGCAGCATGTACCCGATGTTTCTTTTCTTCAGTTCGCATTCCAAAATAAGAATGTAAAATTTTTGCAGGAATACCCATCGATGCAAGTAAAAAAGGCCAAAATTCTTTAAACGTTGATAACATTTCGTTATTCTGCATAGCGATACAGGCTGACATCAGTATACAAATAGTAAGTACCTGAAGCACTACAAGCCAAGCCATCATTATTGAAATCTTCGGTCGGGTCGATGCGCCTGATTCATCAGCTTTATTAAGGTGCATCTGTATATCTGCCCACGCATTGACCTTGGCTATTTCAACATCGTATTTTTTAGATAGTAACGCCACTTGTTGGTCAGGTGGTAGTGTACTGATAGCGTCCTGTACCTGCACCCCTGTGGCAGACTCAGAGAGTTTTTTATCATCAGGAAGGAAAGCATTAATGCCAGCAACAATAGCAGCACCACCTGGCACCACATTAGAAAATATACCACTAGCAACATTACCTAGAATTTTCAGTAAGTTCATCGCTTAGCCCTCGCTAACCAACCCTTGATAAATTTATTTTGGCTTTTATCAGCTTTCACAATCGCTCGATAATGGTTAGCTTGTTCTTTTCGTATTTCGGTCAATAATTGTTCTTTAGTTACACCAAACAGCGATAAACTATTTAAGCTATTGAATGACCTTGTGCCAACTACACCATCGATTTTGAGACTAGCGCCACATTTGTTACATGCTTGTTGTAGTATTTTACCCGCTGATTTACCACGCATATTGACGAATAAATCTAAAGCCTTTCGAGCGATAAATGTATCGCGTAATCTCTCAAGCTTATAGTGATCCCAAAAATATTGCTTATATAGATCGATAGCATTATCTTTCGTAAGTGCTGTAACATCCTTGCTGGTAACGTGACCATCACCATCAATATCTTTGTCGATCAACTTTAAAAAGCGTGTAGAAATACCAAAATTAGTAGCACCACCCTTGTCTTTTTTATCGTTAGAATAACCACCCTCATTACCCATAACGAAAAATATAGCCGATTGAAAATTACTCATCACTCACACTCCACTTTGTAGTTTTTATCTTTTGGTTTAGGATACCAATAACTCAAGCCGCCAGCAGCAACATGAAAATCTCTAATGTAATTCTTACCACTTATTATACAATAAGTAGATGAACGAGTATTATTTTTTATCCTAACAAATATTTTACCACTTTTTAATGTTTTAAACTCCTGCTCATAACTAGCAATAGAAGCGTTAACGGATAAACTAACTACCATCAAGAGACAAAATATTATTCCTTTTAATCCTGAGCCTTTTTCTGGTTTCTCGTAGATCTGCATAATCTAATCTCCCGTCGGCATCAAGTTTATCTGTACCGATACGTTGATAAAAACGAATAGAATCTTCAACATCTGCTAATCTTAAATCTACCCAGATCATGTTGTTATCTTTTTTCGCTTGTAAAAATCCATTATCTACTTCTTGCTTAGTGGCAAGAGTATTGTGATAACTGTAGACATTAAACCCAACGGTAAATAAACCACCAAGAATGGTCATTAACCCAATGATTAAAGCTACTATGCTGCTTATTTTTATTGTCATTAGTTATTCCCTTAATTGTCATAATCTTATAATTGCTGTGCCTTGCCATTCGATTTCAAGATCTTTACTTGATTCAGTTATGATAGGTAGTATATTTGCATCATCAATAAATAGCAATAACGGACTTATCGCCTCTGAAGCTAGATTATCGTAAATAATCAAGGCGTTGACAATTTTACCCGCTGTCGGTGTAGTAAACACAACATCATTAGCATCAAACCAACCTTCAGGGGTGCCGAATACATCACTAACGAGTGCTGTTGTTGCTACCCTTGCACCTGCTATAACATCTGATAAAAACTCATGTGTTTGGCTGAAAGAATACAAACCGTCCTCAATAGCAATAATTCTCGGGTCGGTTAATGAATTCAGATCAAGTTGACCACGGCCTATTTTTGTTAATACTTTGTCGTACCATAAATTACTCATAATTTTGCTATCCCGTTTTCACTACTAAGCTGCACGTTAATAGCGCCGGTTGTTTGCACTGTAAAGGGGAGTCCTACAGCTTCATCCGAATAAAACAATATTGGGCTAGTTGCTTCCACACCTGTGTCATTTAACATAACGAACGCTTCGATTACATCATCCAAAGTCGGCCCAGTAATTATGGGATCGTCAGCATCTAGCCATGCTTCAGCACCAGTGGTTGGTCCACCGGTTCCTGCTTCACGAATAGCCATCCAAATATATTGTCTACCTGATTGGTTCACGTCGGTGGCGGTTGTCTGAACCTGAAATCCGTCACTCGTTAAACCAATACCTTCATAATCAAATTCAGAACCAATTATGCCACTCAACCCCAGGAATCTATCATCACCACCATTTACTATCCCTCGTTTCGTGTCCACTACATAATTTACACCACCACTTAATACCTCTCTTAGCATCACATATTGAGGCTTCCAACCAAGCGTAATAATCGGGCCAACGATATTACCGTTACCTGTATACTCACCGCATTGTATAACGCCATCATCTGACGGGTCGTGAGCAAACAAGTACATCAGGTAACTACTACCGGTTTCATTTACGGCAAAGTTAGTGCCTAGCGTCACATTGGACGAATCAAATGCTGTGTTATTCCACCACTCAATGTTCGTGAGTGCGCCACCACTTCCGTTAAAAGATACCTTGGTGTTGCCACTAGTAGAGACATGCTGACAGGCCCAATCAACACTGCCACCAGCAAAACGCTTAACCATGACAAAACCGGGCTTGATACCTAATGAGTGTGCAATAGTTTTACCTGCAACTGAGTCTCCTGAATATTCAACAACATCCAGAAACTTTGCGACTTTTTTAAATGTCCAAGCGACCATTAACCCAGTATTGCGGTTTGTTATGGATGCTGTTCCTAACGAAAAGCCGTCATTATTAAATGCTGTTAAGCTTTGAGAATTGCTTCCTTCAGTACCGCTTTCGTTAGGCCGCATAAGCTTTTCAACGCCCCTCAGAGTACTAAAAAGATGATTAACCGTTGTACCACTGTTTCTATCTCTGATCCAGACAATACCTCCATCACCCGCTAAATCGATATCGTTAACAATCGACCGAGACGCACCGTTACCGGTGTATAGATCTATGCTAAATACATCATCTACTAATGGTCCACTTACTTGTGGACCAAATGAGACATTAGTCATTGATGCCAAAGGCGCTACCCTATCACCATTAGGAATATCAGACAGGAATTCGTGAGCTTGATTAAAAACATAATTAGCGGTTACAGGTACAATTTTAGGATCACTTAAATTATCCAAGTCCAATAAACCTTTACCTATCTTACTTAATGTTTTGTCATACCAATCGGCCATTACAATCTATCTCCATCACATTCTAATATAAATGATGCAACACCAGTGGTATTTGCGGGTGTTGCTATTTCTCTTACCTCAACAGTCACCGTGGCTATTGTTTCTGCACTTGTGGTGTCTGTTACTTTCAAACCTTGACCGCCTGTTAATGGGACAAATGTTCCAAGGATTATACCTCCCAAAGCATTTATAGTTCCTGAACCAGAACCTGTAGCCGTTATTTTAACTTCGTAATTATCAGGGTCATTCCCTGTAACACCAGGACGATAATCACCATTATCCGTGTCAACTGTTATACCTTCACCAGTTACGCTCCACAAACCAGAGCTAGTGACGATAAAAGTTAAAATTCCTGGGCCTCCGAAATTAGTCGCTTCATACGTTCCAGTTGGTTCAAGATCCCAAGCTAATGTTTCAGTAGCTGCTATCTCAATAAATACATTATGTATTGGTACTTCTGTTCCTGATGGTACAGGATCTAACACTATTGTTGATGAACCTGGTTCACCTGGGTCAACATCATCTGGTGGCGCTGGTGGTATTTCTGTATCAGGTCCATACACCAAAGGATCGTAATTGGTCAATTTTAAAGTAACATAACCATTGTCTTTGGGTGATATAGATTGAATAACATAATCCTTAATAGTTGTCGAGGGTAAGGTGAACACGTAAAGCGTTCCAATTTGATAGTCTAAATCCCCTCTAATACGCACTGTAAAGCCTGGCAAGGTTCCGAGTATAAAACCTTCAATACCATCCAAACGTGGTGTAACGGTTATTTCAGAGCTTAAAGCGCCTGATTCATCACGCATCAAGACAACAGCCGTAGGGTTGCCATCAAAATCAATAGGTGTGTAGGTTTCAATATCAAAACCATCAATTGTTTTTACTTCACCTGATTGAGCTTTTACGTCAGTACCATCAGCATTAGCAACCCGATCACCGACCGGTGACAATAACCCTTCCTTTGTGGAATCAAATTGTACTGTTTCACGTTGTAGTTTCAATTTTAAAAATTCAATATTCGCACGATTCCACGCTTGTTTAAAATTTCTTATTCCTGCTGCATCAATTCGTTTGGGGTTAACTTCATTGGTATCTGGAAACTTGACAATAAAACTTGTACCAGTGCTTTCTTCAATCCATTGCAACTCAACACCATCAAACCCATTTGGTTTTTGAAGTCGTCGTGTTTTTTTCTCAGAACCTGGTTTTTTAGTTCTCGTATTAAATAACGTTGTCCTAACTGATCGGATCTCATCGCGTCCAAATCCCAAAGTGTTACCTAATTTTCTAACATACACCCTTGCTGCATTGGCAATCATTAATAACTCATCTTTTACACTGGCTTTATCAGCACTGAATGAGTATGAGAAACGCCCTAATACATCACCATATATCGGATCAACATCTAACGACTCTTGTATAGTGTACAATTCATCAAGATTAATATCGGTGGTGACTTTATTACCAATAAATTCATTAGTTAAATGTTCGAGCATTGCATCAGCAAATCTAGTTGTAGCGGTTAAAGCTGGTATAATGACACCGCCAGCAGTGGTGTATGTTCGCAGTTTTCGAGTCACTATTACGTTAAATTTTCTTAGTTGTGATTTGGTTGCTTGTTCGGTTGCTATAGTGGTTAATCTAACGCTGGTTACATTACCTTGATCAAAATCAATTATTTTACCCACGCCACCCAATCTTGCCCATTTCGTTTGGTCATAATATGATGAGTCATTAACACTATCAGACGTTCTTTGCAAAGTGGCTCGATAATTAGAACCAGGTACAGCTGGTGTTATTTTAAAAGTGTAAAAACGAGGATCTAAGGTGTTGTCTTGTAATGCTATTGGATAAATTTCTACATTGATTGGAGTACCGCCGCTGGTTAGTTCTTCCAGAATGAAATTAAAAGAGACAACAATAGTGTTTGTTGATCCATTACGTCTATCTGATAACCCACGAGGGCAAATAATATCGATCCAAATTTCTTCAGTTTCACCCGGTACATTAAATGGACCTATTGAATCTTCACCACCAACAGCGGTGAAGCTAATAAAACCAGGTAGCGGTACTTCATCAATAAAACTTTCTTCAACTCTAACCGTAACCCTTTCCCTTTCATCGAATCCCGGTTCAGATGGAATTAATTGCGAGTTGTAAGATGCCAACGTAAATGTACCATCATTTAAAGATGACCCTGTTATGATAAATTCCTTACCTACTTCAACAGCTGAAAAACCATTTAACCCTACTGAGGGGTCACCAACTGTTCTCATGAAGTCACCCGTGGAAGAAAAAGTAACTTCAGTAGCTGATGTATTAAGACCATCACCACTATTAGGTGCTTTAACTTCCTGACCATTGACTTCATTTGAATCATTAATATTTAATAATTCATTAATTAAATCACCTGGTCCAAATGTTTCAGATGACGCGCTTTGAATATCAGTTAAAAGAGTTTCACCACTTTTAAGGTCAACAAGGTCATATTCACCACGACCGACAATCAAATATTCAGTAACATGTTTAATATGATTTATATATTCGGTAACAGTACTTGTACCAAGATCAGGATACACGCGCATCCTGCCGTAAATATCTGGAATTCTCGCTAAAGGTCTAGCGAGATTGGTTTGTCCTGTCAAACGATTATTAGGTGATTCATTTGTTTTGGGGAAATTAGGATTTTCAACAGTTGGTACTGGTGATATATCGGGTGTTAAAACCACAGCGGCAATGACAGCAACAATAGCGAATATGATTGCCTCAACACCCTGAGGTCTGTGTATTATATTTACAATATCACCATCATTGAGTATTCGGTTAAGAGAATCGTAGTTCTGTTTAATTTCATTACTGGCTATTATATCACCCATAAATAAAATAGTGGGCACATTGAAACCATCAACACCATATTCTTTTATTAAAAAATCTAATAAACGTGCACCATCCTGAAGGGATAAACATGTACGCCCCTTTATCCCTTCAGGATCATGATGAATGATTATACTGACCGACATACCGGTAATACTCCAATCGTTTAAATATAGGTTTTATTAATCTAATGTGATGTACTTCAGATATACCTGTTTCTCTGGTCATTGAATGCAGTATCATATTATTATTAATGTAAACACCAACATGGTCAGGTCTACCGTTAGATTTATTAAACATCATAACAACATCTAATTCTTTAGGTTTATTAAACTTAAGCCAGTTACCGCTATTTAATTCAGCACTCATTTCTTTTTGAAATGTTTTAATTGCTTTACGAGGTGAATTGATATTACTTAAGCAATAATGACCAAGCCGTACCCCAATAGCAGCGCGTAACACCATGGTGACGATACCCCAACAATCAGCGCCCTGTTTCGTAGCTTGTCCGCAAACCCAAGGTATACCAACGTAATCATTGTAATCAATCATAAATTTTGTAACCCCGGAAACCGTTCAATAGTGTATAACTCACCGGCTCGCTTGATTGCAAAATCAACATCTTCACCTGTGAAACTGACATCAGAATACCCTTTGAAAGAAATATCAGCAACCGATAAATTAAGAATTAATACCGGCTCAGAAGTATCACCACTATAA